TCCTGCCTGCCCCTGTCAGCCCTGTGTATCGTAAACCAGGTGCCCGTCCTCCCGGATGCGGTACATCCCTGCATCCGGCACGATGTCCGTATCCGCCATAAGGTGCCCGCGTCCGTCTATCCGGAACCCGGCAGGCCCGCCTGCAGGGCCGTCAGTGGACACAAGCAGATGCCCGTCCCGCACTTCAAATACATACATCGACGGCTCATACCCGATGTCCGCCGACGCCTCAGCCATACACACGCCGCCGTGGCGCAGGGCCTGCACATGCACCGGGGCGTCCCACCCGATGGACACCTCCCCCTCTGCCAGGCAGGCACCGCCGTGCCGCAGGGGATGGCCCGCCGTCCCCAGATCCGCCGTGACTTCCGCCGTAAGGTGCGCAGGCTTCACCGACTGGATATAATTTGTTATATCCGCATACGGAATCGGCATCCCTGCCGGTCGCAGGGTGATCCCGAAGCGGTAAGGTCCTGAAAAATCCTGGATCTCCACATCTTCATCCGCCATGCCTGCCAATGAGGCTATGCCCCTGCGGATGGCTTCCGGATTTACCGGGCGTGTCCCGACAATCTTGGCAAGAATCTTCTGCCGCCTGCACTCCAGTGTCAGGGATTCGTCCGTTTCGATCCCATAGACCCATTCCCAGATCCCTATGCTCCATGTGCAGGTCTGCGGATGGATTTCAACAGCCATCTCCTCCGCCCAAAACGCCATTTCATCCCATTCCCTGCCGATGGCTTCATACAGCCAGAGCCCAATATAAGAATGGTTGTAGAAACCTTTTGTCACCATGCGCAGAAATGTCTCCGCTTCGGGGCTGTGGATGATGTCATAGTCAGGCTTGGACACTGAACTTCACCTCCCCCGTCACCGGGTACTGCACCTGGCTCACGGCTATGTTACCCGTGCCGCCGTTGACTGTCAACCCTCTGTAATCCATCACGCCGCTGGTCTTGGCAAGCACTGCACCGACCTGTACCCAGCGGATATATCCCATATGTCCCGCATAGTCCTCTGCAGCTTCCGTCCCCACCTCCAGCCAATAACCCGCCAGCCCTCTCCGGAACCGCTCCACTACTGCGGCAATATCCTCCCCATCCCGCAGGATGACCTCTGCGGATATATCCACTGCCAGTCCCTGCGGTGCCGCCACCGTCAGACGCGCCCCTATCGGTTTGAGCGCGTTGACATCGTCGTCCCCCGTCCCCGCGATGTGCAGATGGACTGCGTCAAGAATCTGCTGGTTAGCCGGAAGTCCACTGCTGTCAATGATAATGAGCCGGACTGCTCCGGCGCACCGTTCGTTCCCATAGGCATCCGTATAGTGCCACTGCTCCGGCAGCGATGGGTCATTCCACTCCGGATCAACGATGACCTGCCCCACGCCGGGCACCTCTTTCCCCCACCGGATATAATCGGCACAGCATCCCGTCATGGATGAGCCGCTCCGCATGGCATCAAGCACCCTGGCCAGGTAGTCTTCATCCGCTTCTGCTTCCGCTCCGCCAGTCATGGGCTGTGGGTTCGTGGCATAGGATATCCCGCTTATGGGCTTCACCATCAGCTTGACGGTGTCCGCTCCCACATTGCCGATGGTTCCTCCTTCTGCCGCTGTGACTTCAATTCCTGCTGTGACCAGTCCCTTCCCGTCCGGCTCCCCTTCCAGCACAGTTTCACGTGCTGTTTCAAATATCACGCTCGCTGTCAAATCTGCCGGTGTCGCAAACTGGTAGCCAGCCGGGATGACTGTACCGGCTGTACCGGTCACATTCAGTCTGCCGCTGGCATGGTTTGCCGCCCGGCGTACCGTGTTAACCTTCTCACCGTGATAGTCCAGCCATTTTCCGTATGACCACTGTGGAAACATGAGCTTGACCGTCTCATTAAGCGTGAATTCCACAAACTGCGCCTTTTCCAGAGCTGATGGACGCGTAAAGTCCCATGGGATGCTACCCTCACTCTTGTCTATCCCTTCCGGGAGGTTTTCAAGCATCCGGCTGTGGATTTCATCTGCACTCTGCCCCAGGAGAAATTCCGGAGGCGCGTATGGGTAATTATACCTGTCTGCCATCTCCTGCCCTCTCTTGTCATATGCTGAACCTTGCTTTTATGCCTGCCGTATCACCGTCCGTACCAACTGCCACACAGCTGATCCACAGGCTGTCCGCTTCCCAGGAAAATTCAAAATCACGCACCTGTACGGTGCGCCCCATGGGATCCGCCAGCAGGGCCTCTGTTATCGTACGCTCGAATGCGCTTTCCGCCGCCTGCCTGTCCGGCTCCCGGAATGCCTGCTCTGCTTCAATGCCCTCATTCGCGCTGTATCCGTCATGCGCCCACCTCTGTGTCATGACCGCCTTGGTGCACCAAAGCACCCATGCGTCCTGCCCGTTGCCATACAGCACGCGTCCTGCCCCGTCTGTTACAAAATCTCCAGCTTCCATGTCCCACATGGGAGCTGGAAGGTACTGCCCCTGCACTGTACCCTCTTCCGCCAGCGATGCGGGAACATCAAATGTGGGGAACAAACCAACTGCCATAGATTACTCCTTCCTTGGGCGGCTGTGTGCTTATACTGCCGTGCCGGGCAGGATGATATCGACCACACATGCATCATCACCCACCCATGCCACCAGCACTCTGTCTCCCGCCTGGATGCTCCGCATGCACCAAGGCACCAGCACCTCATGATCATGCTGACCGTCCCCGTCATGGCCGTGGCTGCCGCCTGCGTGGCTATGGGCTCCTTCCCCTGTGGCTGTATCCGCCAGATGTGTGCCCGCCGCGCCTAGAGCCAGCTGACGGCATATCATGTAATCCTTCTGCGGTATCGGAAGTGGAAACAAGTTCGTGAGCAGGCTCATATCGTCCTGTATCACTCCGAAATCCAGAATCTGCGGATGTCTGCTTACACTGTGCATCCTGCACTGGAGGACAGATGCCAGCCTGCTTACCCCCTCATTACCCATTGTGCGTTCCATGCTGTATTCTCCTAGTATCTTTTTGCTATCTCATCTGGATACACCCATCCGATCTGCCCGATATGGTACGGGCAGGCTCTTCCGGATGGTGCAACAATTGTTATGGTGCTCTTGTAATCGGTAAATGTGCGGCCCCTGCCGTTTCCATAGCTGTCCACATATACAGGTCCGTTCAAAATAATGGCATCGCCTTTCTTAAAGTCCGCAGTACTATGTTTTCCTGCCGACATTTCCTGAATATCCGGCTGTCTTAGAAGCGTCATGGTCATCTGCTTTTCTGTTGCATTATGCGAAACGCCAAGGACGTAAAATATGCCGGAAAGATTCCCTGCCTCTACCTCTACCGCATCTCCGCGCCGCAGGAAAGGCAGATCTGGGGAATTTAACAGGATGCTCTCCTCCGGCTTTCCTTTTTCCTTCAGCAGGGTTTCTGCCTCCGCTTTAGCCCTGCCTATATCCTTGTCTCCGTCCCTTTTGACAATTTCCTGAAGAATGCCGAATTCCAGGTTCCCATCCACTACAGCTTCCACGCCCGCCCTTCCTTCATTGTCTGCCTTTCCGATAACCTTCACCCTGGTGACCAGCTCATTGATAGACAATTTCGTGGTTACGTTTATGGAATTACTCCCGGTAAACTTATAAATATCCTGATTAGTGCCAAGGCCAGACACCAGGAGCCTGCCATCCCTGCAGAGCACAGCGTAACGGATGCCTGTCTGCTGGCGGACTTCCTCCAACAGCTTAATGATAATATCGCTGACAGCTTCTCCATTGAATACCTTTTTTTCGTGTGTAATCTGCTGGGCCCACTGATAATCCAACGGAATGCCCCATTCCCTGCAGATCATCCCCAGAATTGCCGGAGTCGTAAGTCCTGCGGAAAAATACTTCATGTCTTTGCTCTGCTGCAACCGAATCATCGGGTCATACGCAGTGATAGAGATTTCCCTGCTCTGGGCATGGACATACTGCCACTCCCATACCGCCCCCTCGAACATCACCTGCCGTCCGGCTCCCCAATCTGCGCAAATACGGATAATACGGTTGAGCTTCAAAAGGGACCGCAATGTGTCTCCTTCCACCTTACAGTCTGCCAGGGAGAGAACTGCCTTCTGGGCAAGCTGCCCATCCTGCTCCTCCCATGACAAGGACTGGACCGCTTCGTCCAGCCGGTAGACCGCACCCGTTTCCGTTATCAGATCTGCACCGTATTCCAGTAGTGCCGCATCCACCTCCATAGTTCATCGCTCCTTTCAGCTCGGTATGGCCAGCACCTGCCCGGGATAGATAAGATTTGGGTTGCTGCCTATCACTCCTTTATTTGCCTCATAAATTTTCGTATACTGCGCACCAGCCCCATAGAATTTCTGTGCAATCTTCCACAAGCAGTCCCCCTTGGCCACGGTATATGTCTGCGCCGCTGGAGGTGATGTCCGCGCGGGTACGGGACTGTGTGGGGATTCTGATTTCGATGACCTTACCACCTTGATCTCCTTTGCCTGGGTCAGGGAAATGGAATAATAAATGTCCCCGTAGCCGCCCTTGGCCTTTTCAACGAAACTATCCAGGTAGACATCGCAGTTGAATGGTGTTTCTGTTATCAGAAGCCGCGCCTTGACCGGCTTCCCAGCCTGCGCTTTTAGTTCACAGAGCCATTTGCAGACTGCTTTTGGGTCCTGCCACCCATGCACATAGGGAGCGCTTTTCCTTTCTGCCCCCGGAAGGATCCCATCCCAGCTGAAACCGTCCAGGGAAGTGCCGCCTGGCAGCCTTACTTCCCCGACACTGATAATCGCATAATTTGTGAACTGGTTTGCCACCTTCACGTTTATTTCCTGCGGCAGCATGGGAAACCGCAGGCAGTCTTTTGTTTGCAGGTTTGTCAGATAGATATCCATGTTATTTCTCCCATGATGCTACTGGCGTGTTGGCATACACTTGCTGTACGGCGGCTGCCAGCTGGTATGCAATCTCATCCGTCATGCCCCGTATATTTGCCCTGACCGCCTCAGCGATTGACTGCGCATCCGGCGTACTGTTGCCGTCCACGTGGATTTCGAACGACAGCTTCCCTACGGACACGGTTATGCCGCTGTACCTTGCCTCTTCTCTGCTGCCTGACAGCGGCGAGGTAGCTTCTGTGCCATCGCTGTTCAGCCTACTGTTTTCTGCAGACCCAGGAATGTCATCCGGAATGCCGGAAATTCCACCCTCCGCATACGGCTTTACGCCGAGCATCTGCCCAGCTCTCTCCCAGAGGTCTATGCCGCGCTGTCTGCGCCTGTTGGACAGCGGGATAATGGCTTCCGCGCCGTCCTCCGCTACCAGGCCGATGTGCGGACGTGTCATAATGCCGCCCTCTGCATGTGCATCAGCTCCGGCTTCTCCTGCGGATCCGGAAACCCGAAACTGCATGCCTGCTGATTCCTCCCCTATGCCGTCAAACATGCCTGCGATTCCCCTGCCGATCTTTTCCACTGCGCCAGGCACAGCACTCCTGAAGCAGTCCAGTACACCGTTCCATAATTCATCCATCCTGCCGGGTATCGTTTCAGTGAAGAATGTCCGCACGCCGCTTCCTGCCTTCTCAGCCGCCTCGGGTACTGTCCCTGCTAAGCGTCCGGATATATCCTCCAGCAGGCTTGAATATGTTTCCAGCACGGTTCCAGAAAACTGTTCCTCTATGGGGACGTCCGTACTGAGGGCATCCGGCGCAGATCCTGCACAAAAGCCTCCAATGCCATCCAGGAAGCCGCCCCACGCCTGTGGGACTATATCCGCAAAGAGTTCTTTTGTTTTCTCAAAGGTGCGTATCAGCGCGTGTGGTATCATTTCTGCGAAAGAATCGCCGATGCCTGTCGTCAGTCTGTCCCACTCCTGCGGAACCTTCTCTGTAATGAGCCCTCTGACGGAATCCAGACTGGAGGTTTCCGCATAGGTACTTCCCGCTTTCTCAATAGAACTCCCCGTCTTCTGGCTGTCCCCTGTAAAGAACCCTTTGACTGCGCTCCCCATGTCGGACAGCCACTTTGCTATGTTTGAACCGCCTATTGCTGCGCCAACTGCACCTATGCCCGCACCGACACCTGCTCCGACGGCAGTACCTGCCCCTGGGATAATAGAGCCCACTGCCGCGCCGATTCCCGCACCTTTCAATGCGCCTCCGCCTACGTCCGATGCTTTTTTCCCTATGCCCTCATCGCCCAAGATCCCGTTTCCGGTTCCGCCCAGGGCTGCGCCGATGGCGGATGCCGCCTTTGCGCCCCCAGTGTCCGATCCCGTCCAGCTCCTGGCTTTCTGTGCACCGCTGTATGCGTCCGTACCTATCTTAACGGCAGACACAACTGCTGCCAGCGGCACAGCCGCCTTGGAAACGGCATGGCCAAGTTTTGCCAGAATGCCGGCACCGGCACCAGCTCCCGCTCCTGCGCCAGCTCCCGCTCCTGCACCAGCTCCCGCTCCTGCACCAGCTCCCGCTCCTGCGCCAGCTCCCGCTCCTGCACCAGCTCCTGCCCCTGCACCCAGACCCATTATAGCCTTTACAACACCAGCCACTGATTTTCCGCCTTTATAGATTCTAGATACTGTCTTTCCAGCCTTAACAGCCCCGAGTCCAAGAATTCCCGCCGACAGCCAGCTGGTGCCGCTCGCTTCCTCACCGCCTGGCAGAAGTGTCGCAGCATCTGAAGACAGCCTCTTCATTCCCCCCTTGACTGCTTCCCAGACTACGTCTATGACTTTTTTCCCGTCAAATCCTTCCAGAAATCCCTCCGCGAACGACTTGCCAATGTTCACACCGTCCGAAACTGCGCCGTCCACATCTATGCCAAGCAACGCGAGAATTCCTGTCTTTATGGCAGTTCCCAAACCTTTCCCGATTCCCTGTGCCTTTTCGGAAAGCCACACTTTCCCTCTGCCATTCCACCATGCGTCAAAAGGCTCGGCTATCAGCTTCTCCCAGGCCAGTTTTACTTTGTCCCAGAGGGTTCCTGCTCTCTGCCATTCCGGGCTTGCCGTAAGCGACTTGATGGATGCCATAACGCTGTCAATCTTTCCCGTGACAAAATCCACAGCCTTCCCTGCCGCATTCTGGATATCAGGCATGTGTGCAGTAATCCAGTCCACCAGCCCACGGACATATGGCTGCAGCTTCTCGCCAATCGCAATCTTTACGCCTTCCGCCGCACTCTGGAGATAGTACAGGGAGCCCTGGAGCGTATCCATCTTGACCCCGGCCATCTTGGCTGCGGCACCTTCTGCATTTCCTATCGCCTCTGCCAGCGCATCAAATTTCTCATCAGATGCATCCACAATGGCGATCAGCCCGCTCTGGGCATACATCCCGGCAAGATTTGCCGCTGTCGCTGCCTTTTCGGTTTCGGTCATTCCCTTGAAGCCTTTCCGAAGCTCTTTCATCACAGTCATCAGTGATTTGGTTTTCCCCTGTTCATCCGTCAACGTTATCCCGACCTTTTTCATGGCTTTCGCCATTGCGTTGCTTTCCTCCGCACTCATGCCTTCCTGCTTACTCATGCGTGCGAGGGTTGTCCGCAGGGCAGTTCCTGCGCTGGATGCGTCTATTCCGGCGTTGCCCATCAGCCCAAGAGCCAGGGCGGTGTCCTCGATGCTGTATCCAAGTGCTCCGGCCTGTGTACCAGCCATCTTCAGTGACTCTCCCAGTCCTGCCACATCCGTCTTGCTGTTGGTTGCCGTTGCCGCCAGGACATCCGCCACGCGGGTGCTCTCGGATGCGTCCAGCTTAAACTGCGCCAGCGCAGACGATGTAACATCTGCCGCCGTTGCAAGGTCGACACTTCCTGCCGCGGCAAGATCGAGCAATCCAGGCATGCCCCTGGTGATATCTTCTGCTTTCCATCCGGCCATAGCAAGGTTTTCCATCGCTTCTGCCGCCTGCGCAGCAGAGAACATCGTGGTTTCACCCAGGTGCTTTGCCGTAGCGGTCAGGATATTCATAGACGTTTCGGTTGCATCTGCCCCCATCTCAAAGGAAATCCCCATGTCCTTTGCGGCCTGCATTACACCCGGAAGTGCATCGTCTGTTACCGTTCCTGTTATGGCTCTGACATTCGCCATCCCTTGCTGGAAATCCTTAAAGGTATTGATAGTATCCGCCACTCCCAGAGAAAGCCCGGCAAACGCCGCAATCTGCGTGATTGGGCTTGTGACAAGCCCCAGTATTTTCTTAAAAGGGGCAGTGACAAGGTCAACAGCTTTCAGCGTAACTGTCCAGACTTTTCCGGCAAGCTTTTTTCCAGCCGAAACCACATTCTGGATGCCCTTGGATGCCATATCTTTCAGCGTAGCGGCCACTTCCAGCTTACTCTTGCCTTTCATGCCCTGTATCTGCTTCTGCAGATTCATCATTACGCGTTCAAGCCTGCTGACGTTGCCGCTTGCGCTTCTCACCCCGCTGGCGGTGTCATCCGTGACCTGCGCAACGATGTCTATCACAGTTACGCTTTCGTTAATCCCTGCCACCTCCCTTCTTTCTCATTTTTTGACCTTCAGCACGGGTATTTTGGCTTCTTCCCGGATTGCTTCCAGCGTGTAATGCTCATACAACGCCCGCTCCCCAGGAGGGAGAGCCATGTAATCCGTAATCCTGCCAAGTTGCGGGAATCTTTCACAGACTTTCAGCATCAGGAAAGTTTGCCCCCGTGCCATGATCAGTTTTTTGCGGTATCGTCCATATCATCGCCGTATCCGCTTATATTGTTGATCTCTTCGATGATACGGTCCTTTTCCCCGGAAAGGAGAACGGCATCTATCAAATCCACGCCGTTTAAAACATCCAGCGCCTCCTGCGCTTTTTTATTGTCCCAGGTCTTTTTCCTGTCCTCATCCACGGTCGCCGTGTAGATCAGCCAGGAGCGGAACTTCGCCATGTTTGTTTCGATCTCTTTCTTGGGCTGTCCCCTCTTTCTCGGTGCGTACCTGGTGGCATGTTCATGACAGGTAATACTTTCTTCCTCAGATACGGGCCTGATCCTGAATTCAAACCTCAGGCTGCCACCCCGCTTAATCTGGATCTTCTTGTAGGCACTTTCCTTTTCCTTTTCTGTCCCTGCTTCAATCAGCCCGCGGAGCAGTTCATTTTCGTTCATCAGGATATCTTCCTGCGTGGAAGCTTCCACCCCGGCAGGGCTTTCGCTGAATTCTTCCGGCATCGTATTCATTTTCATTTTCCTCCTCTATTCTGCAATCTTCCATTCCGCCTCTTTGAATTTTTCCAGCAGCTCCGGGGTGGCGTTGACTCGGAAGCTCCAGGCACGTTTGACGATTTCCCCGGGAGTAAGGTTCTGCAGGTCGATCGTTCCATCCGGCACACAGTTGCGGTAGACGATGCGCTGTGCCTGTCCGTCCCTGCGGCGCATCTTTCCTTGGAAATCAAACGTGGGGAAATACCCTTTCTGCATATCCTCAAGCAGTTCATCCAGCATGACGTCATCCCGCACCACCGCTTCCGTCAACGTCAGCGTCACGTTGTAGCCTGTGTTCACGGCATAAATCAGCGAGCTGCCAACAGGCTGATAGTCGGTGTTGGAAGGGCTGACCTGCGTCTGGAATGTATCCGCTTCCGCCAGAAAAATGCTGGTGCGGGATCTGGTCGTGACAAAAAGCTGGCCATCCTTTCCGCTTATCAGTTTCCGGACGTCAAGCAGGCTCTGGTCGTTTAATCCATCCATTTTTACTATCCTCCTTACCCATTATCCGGCGCGAACCGGAATTTGAACGTGTAGTACATCTTTTCCAGCGCATCAACGTCATCCGCATAGACGATAAACCATGCGCTGTCACCCTCCGGCGCATGATCAGGGTCTATTTCCACATGCGCCCCTGCCAGAAGCTTCCCTTCCGCCGCCATCGTCTGGCATATACCGTTGGATACCTGTACCACGGTCATGCGCCCGTCTGGATCATTGTTGATCCTGCCTATCAAAGCCTCCACCGCATCATTCAGCCGCTGGAATAGCTCAAACCGCACTTTTACCCGTTTGATCTTCTTCCAGCCCTCATCTTCTCCTGCCGCCGGAAGAACCAGCGTATTGATGCCCTGCTCCACCCATACAGCATCCGATGCCGATACACTGAAAGTCAGCATTCCGGCCTTTATGGCCTGTTCGTACTGACTGTTGGACAACGGCTCTGCGAGTCCTGATGCTCCCGTAACCGCCATATGGGTGATACTCCCGCTGCTGGGCGTTCCGGCAATCATCCCGGCGACCCGCGCTGCTGCCATGCAGCCTTCGCAAATATTCCCGCCAGTATCCACGAAGCCGTTTCCGACATATACAATCTGATAGTCATTGAATGCGCTGGCATGTTTCAGTCTGGTTTCAAATTCTACGGTGGCAGACTCGCCGATGACTCCCATGCAGAACCTGCCGCCCTGGCGGATTCTGTTGAGGAACAGCTGCAGGATCATGTGGACGGAAGGATCCTCCGTATCAACTGCCAGAACATTCCAGCGACAGGATTCCAGCGCCTCGAACGCCTTGCTGTATGCCTCCACATTCACTTCCGGATCCGTACCGCCGCTGATGGCTTCCTGATCCACCGTCTTAATGGGATTATCGCTGTCCTTCAGTTTGGTCAGCATGAAGTACCTGCTTCCTTTGTCCACAAACGCCGCCATAAGGTCCTTCACGTTGTTCCCGGTGTTTGCGAATATCAGCCGCTCCAGCTGCTCCGTTCCCTCCAGAATCAAAAGCTCGTTCATGTCCTTGTCCGCCAGCGTAGGCCGGATTGTAACTGCCAGCGCACGGCTTCCCGAATATCTGAGCGTCAGCTGGATCACTGCGGTTCCGGAATCATCTGTGATTTCGTAAGTGCCCGGCAAGCCTCCTGTGCCCAGCCGGACTGCGCAGACAATCCTTGCCCCACCGTTGAACTGTTCCATCGCCACGGCTGTGGTACCGTTCTCTCCGCCGCCGTATATCCTGGCAATGTCCCCATGCTCTTCCAGCACCACCGCCTGCCCTGTCGGCCCCCAGTCGGAGCGGAACACTGCCGCGCATCTTCCATCGTCTGCTCCGGCTGAGGGCGTTTTCCCGTAATTTTCATAGCGGTAATACACGCCCGGTCGTGTCTTTTTTTCCCCGGCAATAAAAAATGATGCCATCTCACTTCACCTCCCTGCCAAGAAATTCCTTAATTATAATCTCTGCTTCCTCGATGGTCGCGCTGGCCTTATTGGCTGCTTTTAATGCCGCCGCTGCCGCCTCCGGGGTAGTCCCGAACAGCCTGCGGGCCTGCTCCGCCAGTTCTGATGCTTTATACATGCCATCCATTCCTCCTTCTGCCATATTATAGTGCGGGTGCATTAGCCTGACCTGCGCTGGTTCCTTCGGCGGCTGTGCCAGCACGCCATACTGGCCCTTAAGGACGATCTGACCCTCCCTCAGCGGATCCGCATTATGCCGGACAATGACCCTGTTGAGGAGCATGGGGCTTGTATCCGCAAGAATCACTTCCCCGTCCATCTGCGCCCTCTCAATGACGGCTTTTGTCCATTTATTTCGCTCCGATACGCTTTCCGCTATGACATGCGCCGCAAATGTCCCGGTGAACCATGTGACGGCATAACACTGCCTGTCCGTGGCTTCTGCTCCCTCAAACCTCCAGTAGACCGCAGGTTTTTTGTCTGTCGGCTTCCAGACCGGCGGCATGGCATCATATGCGACAGCTGTCACCTGCGGGAAGTGTTTCTTAGTCCATGCGTTCAGCCCATGCACCGGATCCGGTGCCGTGGAAATCTGCACCGGAAATTCCATCAATCCGAAAGTGACGGTCAGCCCATAGACCTCCGGAGCCGTATTATCCTTTGTATTCAAGCTGCCCTCATACTCAAATTCATCCGAGCGTTCCCATACTGCGCAAACCGTCGTCCCGTCTGCGCCCGTGTAGAACGTGCCGGATATCAGTTCCATCAGCCGCCTTTCAATTGCCCTGTCCGGATCCAGGCTGCCTGCTGCCGGACACTCCGTGGTGCACCAGATATTGACCGTCAACGTCCCCGCTTCTTTCCGTTCCGGGTCGTATCTCATATCCACATTGAAGTCAATACGGGGATAGCGCGGCTCTCCCCAGCCTCTGCGGCTGTCACTCGGCGCTTTTTGATAGAAAGATGCCGGTGCACCGTTATAAGCCGCCAGCATCCCCGCCATCTGTGCATCTCCAGCTATCTGCCTGTCAATAAGCTGCCGGATATCCCCGCTCATGCCCCGCCGCCTGCCGATGCGGCATTATATTCATAATTTACTGTCTGGAAATCCCTTGTCCAGTAAATCTCCCACACACCTACCGCTACATCCGCAGCGGTAATGTCCAGGTAGCTGCTTGCGTTGTTTTGGACATTACAGTAGAGCAGGCGTATCCTGCCGGGTGCTGTTTCCGTCACGAACCCGTTCCGGTATTCCGTGTCTCCAGTTCTGCGGATGCGGATGCAGTCTGCCCTGCGGATCTGCTCCAGGTCGAACACCTCATGCGTTTCATTTTTGATAAGCGCCATGCCATTCTCCTTTCTCCTTAATAGGGTTTGCTGTAAAGCTCTTTGATCTTTGGCAGGGCTCTGCCGATGACTTTCTGCTTGTACGGCCTGGGCTTTACTTTCCCAGTGCCGTTTTCCAGCATTTCTCCGAGGGGCCTGCCCCCTGCCCGTTCCCTGCTTTCGATAGAAGATACTGCCCGGAAATGTGAGCCTTTCTTCTCTACATGGACATGCGTTCCCCAGGAAAGCCGGAACACACCGGTTCTGACGGCTGGCGGCTCCCCAGGTGCCGATGCCCTGTAAGTCACGCCCGTATTCGGCACCCGGTACACCCTGCCCCTGCGCTTCCCCCGCAGGACATAGAGCGATGCGTTGCGAAGCTCATTACTTGCCCGGTATGCCCTTTGGGACACTTCTTTCTCTACGCCTTTCAGCGTTGTTGCTACGGTCTTGCCGATAACCTGGGATGCCTTGAGGTTCGCTCTCGCAATGGACTGCTGTTTTGCCGCGCTGACAGCCCCCTGCTTGCCTGCTTTGGGCATCACACATCACTCCTTTCGTCACAGTAATAGATTGTCCAGTGGTTCAACCCACCCACATTGTACGGCTCCATCTGGACGATGTACCGCTTATTTCCCTGCATGAGAAAATCGCCTGGAACTATCTCAAATGGAGCCGTCCCATGCTGGATAATCTTGTGTGTCACAAAATGCTCCAGCTGCCGCCACCGCTCCTTTTCCTCCGGCCTCGCCGCGGCAAGAACAGCACTGATGGTTCCCATCTTTTCAATGCCGTTTGATATCACTCTTCCGCTGGCAGTTCTGTGTCCGCCGTCCCGGTACACCTCAAACTGCCGCAACTCCTGTCCCGGTGCCAGGCTTACTGTTCCTGTAAACATCCTTCCACCCTCCTATGATGTCATGTTGCGGAACGGCGGTTCCCCTGTCCCATGCACGGCCCCTGGATTTTCTCCCATCCTTTTGTGAAAATACGGCGGTGCATCCCAGATGGACGGGGCAAGGGTGGGGATGGATGCTGACGCCAGTATCTGCTTTTTCAGCATGTCATACAATTTCTGCCAGTTTGCGGCTCTGTCCCCGAAACTGTACTGCAGGACATCTATCTTGGTGTCTACCTGATATGACATTTTGAAAAGGATTGCTTCAAGTACCGACAATTTTGCGAAGAGCCACGCCTTTCTGCCCCTTTTCAGCCCCTCCAGTATCGCTTCGTACTCCTCGTCTGCAAGCGCACAGGTTTCGGCCCCGCCGTCTGTCATCGTGTCGCCGAGTTCAAACCGCATCTGATCTTTGCCCCCTGCCTTAATTTTGGTTGGATTGTAGCTGTATGTCATGGCGCCGCCTTCCTATTCCTTGTGCGTCCGCGAATGTGCGGAAAGGGCATTCTTAGATCCAAACTGTTTTCCGCAGACCGGGCAGACATATTCCAGCACCTGCTGTGTGTCCTCCTGCTGTGTGCTGGAAATTTCAAGAGCATCCGCCCTGGCGGCCGCGCCAGAATCCATTGCATGGCCTTCACTCTGCTCCTCCGGCGGTATCCAGCCGTCTGTCTGTATATTTCTTTCTGCGTACTCCTGTGCCTGCTGTGTGTCCTCCTGCTGCATACCGGGTACTTCTCCTGCACCAGCTTCTATTTCCGGGATGTCCACACAAAGGATTCTCCCCATCTCTGCCAGCCTGCGTACCATTTTCGGCGCAATCATCCCCGATGGGATAATCTCGCCTACCTTATAGTTGCGGTCGAAACGCACTGGCTTGTTTGCAATATATGCCATGGCCAGCCCTCCCTTATGCCGCGAATCCTTCGCTCACCGTTCCAGACAGAAATACGCCAAGGTCAGCGGATGTGATTTCCGGATCGGTGCAGAGCAGCCCCTCAATGAATTCCGTGTGGGTGCTCTGCTCTCCCAGGTACTGCTGGACGGCGGTGTACTGTCCATTGCCCAGCATATCCCATGTGAAGGTGTACCCTGCGCTCGGCTCTTCTATACTCGGGGAACTTGTTGTGTAAGTCAGCAGGGCGGCTTCCGGACTGCAGATGAAACGCATATCATCCTCTGCCCCATATGGAGCGGCATTGTAAACGCTTTCTGCGACTATCACCTCATCCAGCCCGAACAGCTGGGCAAGGACATTTGTTGTCACGTTTGCTGGGTTCGCTTCGCTGCCCTGGTACTTGATACGCTCCAGGATAGAAGGGTTGACCGTCAGGGCGATGTACGCATATGCCCCCAGCACCATTTTGTTCGGCTTGCGCAGCCCTGCCAGGAGCATCCTGTTCCTCAGCTGGCTGAAAAAGACAACAGGGTCGCTGTTTTCATTGTCAAAGCAGTAAAACTGATCTGCCCCGGCTGTGCCCGTGCTGATGCCGGTGTAGACGTGCGTCCAGCTGTCCTGATTGAAATATTTCTGTGACCATACCCGGTCAAGATGAATGTTCATCTGTTCTGCCACCCAGCGGACCTTCCCCCGGCGTGGATCGATGACTGCAGGAACGCTGGTCCGCTGGAAATCCAGCGTGCTGATCTGGTCCACCCCGGTGATCACCTGGTCAACTTCGCAGTGATAGAATTTTTCCCGCTTGCCGTAGATGCCGGGAGAAACATGACCGAATTCCGGCTTGCGCGCCATGTTGTCCCTTGCCAGATCTCCCCTGTTAAATTCATAGTAGTGCGCCGAAGATATGGGTACAGGGACAATGGGAAATACCCTGCGTGCCACGAATCCAGACAGACTCTGAAAATAAGAGAGGCACACGTTAGTCAGGTAAATGTGCGGCTTGAACACCCCTTTCTGAATCTCAGCCGCCAGTTCTCTTGTTGTTAATTTCATTAATTCTGCTCCTCCTTTTTCTTTTTTATCACCCGGCGGCACCTGCCGGAACAGCTGCCATGCCAAGATGGCTCTTCTGCTAAACCAAACCTTCCATAGCACACAAAGGCGTTATAGTTCCGGGAATGCCACACATATAGCCGCTGTGGGTTATATTGATCTGTGTCAGTTCTCCCTCAGCGGCGGCAGGTGTCATTGCAATTCCGAAGATATAATTCCCTGCGGCGGCTTTCTTCACTTTCCCTGCAGCGGTTGCAGTCAAAAAATCACCCTTTTTCACAGATTCTCCTGCTTCTGCCAGACCTGTCTGCCGGATCAGCACGTCTATCTCTGTTCCCGCCTTGGTTATGCCGCTGTCATTGGCTGGCGCATCACTTAGAATGATGCCGATCACCGGGTCTCCATCTGCTGCCGGCACTGCAAGCCTGCCGCTGCTGTCATATCCAACAGCCTTGTGCGGCGCATCCGTGAGGTCTGCTGCCAGTATACCGCGGATCGTTGCGCTGTTGTTGATGAATGCGTTCAGATATTGTTTTCCTTCCATCTCCCTTACCTCCTCATATATTCTGCTTCATACTGTGCCGCCAGATCCGGGTTTTCTTCCCACGCTTTGATAATAGCTTCCGGTGAAGCCATCCCGCCTGCAGAAGACTTCGCCAGTTCTGCCGCCTTAATCCCAATTTCCTGTGCCGGTCCTGCGCTGCCCTGGGTGTTCTTCCCGATTTCGCCGAACAGGCCGCTCTTGTCCAGCGCCGCCGCATTCTCATCCAGCAGAGTTACATAGTCATCATAGACCGTTCCCCCCGCCTTTTTCAGCTCATACAGCTTCACTGCTAGTTCATCAGCCTTCTTGCCAAGTATTTCGTACTTCTTTGCCACGGCAGTCAGGCGTTCTATCTCCAGACTCTTTTTCAGTTCCTCCACTTCTGTGCACTGGCGTTTCATGAGTTCTTGATACTCTGAGAGTGCTTTTTGTACCTCCGGGTGGAGTTCTGCCGCTACAGCAGGCCAGCTTCCAGCTGGTGCCTCTGTCTGTCCTGCTCCCTTTGCCACACCGCCGTCAGGTTCACAGACCTGCCCTGCAGAGCCGCCGCCCAGGTCTGTCCCGGCTATCCCATATTTCTTTTCCAGCTCTGCGAGTACAGCCTGCTCTTCCGAAGTCATCTTAGATTTGTCAATCTTCATTGTGTCCGTTACCTCCTTTGGGTTCGTGTCGGCTTTCGCCTGTGGTTCTGTTGGTTGCTGCTCTGGCTTCTGGATACCGTTCTTCTCCAGCAGGGCTTCCAGTTCCGTTTCCTGCGCCCTGGACTTCTGGATTCCCGCTTCTGGCACAGCTGCCTGCATTTTCCTTCCTTCCGCCCAGTCCGCAACGGCCCCGCGCACGGTGTCATTAAATTCGTCCATGCTCTGGAGCATCATGCCCTTCTTTTTGTCTGCTGCCAGCGTGTTGTCGCAAAGGATGGAGCAGAAGCTGTCTGCAAGCGCGTAGGTGCAGTTGTGCATCTCGCGTATGACCTGCTCCAAGACTTCCCGGCTGAAGTTGTCCATAAAAGTCTGTGCTTCCTTCGCCACACTGCTCTCTTCTCCTGCGTCCGGATCCCAGTCTCCTGCGCCTATATGAGCATCCTTTAAGCCTTTTGTGAGCCAGTGGATAAATTTTTCGAACATCCCTCTGTCCGGATCATCTGCGCTGTCTGCCGTTTCTTTCCTGCGCTTGAACAGACGGATGTGTGCGTCTGGGTTTGCCCCTTGATCTACCAGATCCACACTGGTCACTGATAAATTTTTCAGTTTGGATGCCGCCATGATTCCTCACCCCTCTTTCTCCATCGGCTCCCGTACCGCCCTGCCCTCGATGGAAAACATCGAGTATTCGCCGCTCTTTATCTTTTCCCAGACCTCATCATCTGTGATATGGAAGCCTATCCACCAGCCCTCTGGAAGAGCGTCCTGTGAAATTCCAAGCGCATCTGCCTTTTCCTTTGTGAATACGATGCTCTCGACCACCCGTCCGATGCCGCCGCGCTGGTGCATCTCCCCGGCTGTTCCGAAATGCGCGACATATTCATATGCCGCCTTTTCCAGTTCGTTCGTGTCGATTACGTCTTCCTGCCAGTCAATAATCTGTTCCCCGTCTACCCGGACGGCTACATTTGCCCATCCGAATACCAGACGCCTATCATCGTCCGATTTCATCACAGTCAGTCTGCGCGGCGGTTCTGGCTGTTCCCTTGCTTTCGTCAGTTGGCAAAATGTCTTTGCACCCATTTGCTGCCTCCTTGTATCTATCTTCCGGAACTTTGGATATTTGATATTGTCTAAATCTGGCATAAAAACGCCCCATCAGTCTGCGTAATCCGGGAAGCTTCTGTGATAATAAGCCTCCAGTTCTTCCAAGCTATGGATCTGTTCTTTCAAAGCATCCCATCCATAGACCAGCTTGTGGTATTTGCTGATAAGATTTTCGTACGTCACTTCTATGAATTCCCACTCCTGCGGTTCATTCTCATCAGCAATGAACGTGAAACCATTCTTCGTTCTGTTCCCAATTTTACCTCTGATCATGTGTCCATGCGCCGGCGGAGTGAGATAACATATTCCCCTGAAACTCCCCCGGTCAATCTCTACATTCATGATAATTTCTGCCGCTTCTTTGTCCCACGGGAAGTGGAGCACATATAATTTATCCTTATCAACTATCGCTTTTTCTTGTTCCATGCCAATTTCCTTTCTCAAAATGAAGTACACTGGCTGTAATAACTTAAACCCTGGATGCCTCTCATACAGTCATCCTGTACTGATTTCGTCACCTGTATGAAATCCTCAATGCCTGCCCCGTTGAATTCCGTTATTCCCGCATCCCGGAATTTCTGGATCAGGAGCGTCCGTTCCCTCTCAGTTTCACAGGAAATCCCAAGGAATTTATCAGTTGATATCCCGTGCCTGAACATGATCTCGTTGCTACAGCTGTAACCGCCCCTCGCGCTCATGGACTTTATAAAATCTATGGAACTTTTGCGGTCACCGAATCCTCCACTGCCGCCCATCCGTGCGTTTCCGTAGTTATCGTAGCCGTAGGCATACCAGTCTGTACGGTTCAACTCGTCCGGGTCTATGATAATACGGTAGCTGCTTCCCAGATAGCTGTCAGAGTATTTATCGCTCGTCTTTACCCCTATTCTCGTGAACACGCTGTCTGCGCCGCCCGACTTCATGTCTGCACCTGGGCTTGCGCCGCATTTCTTCATTCCTGAAGTGATGCGGTAATTTGTGGCAGTGAATCCATCACTCCGGCAGACTGCCACCACGCTGTCGGCATCATCTACGCCAGCCCAGATATGCGTCAGCCCTGCCTTTCTGTATTCCATCCCTGCGGCTTCGTCTACATAAGTGCTGTAGCCAGGAAACACTTCTCGAAGCGTCATGCCCTGCACCCGTGCGTCTGTGATTCCCTCTTTCTGCAGGATTTGGTCTATCTTTGCACTCCTCTGCGCCGCTGACGCTCCCTCAATGCCTGCCATCCCTTTCGGATCCCTCTGCCATGCTATTCTGGACTTCTTCAGCAGGAGTTCTTCTGCGTCTGTCGGATCCACTGTGAGCGACCGAAGCCCTGCCTTGTCAATGATTTCCTCCATAGCCTTGCGGTCTGCTGACGCATTCCCCGTAGCTGGTACGCGGATTCTGAAAAAGCCTCCCATACTGTACTGCTCTTTACTTATGTAATCCGAGTAAACTTCAAACATGCCTTGGTCAAGCGTCATTATCTTATCTGCGTCCAGCTGCATCCCCACGTTTCCTGCACTGTATGTACCGTCTGCGTTCCGTGTGAGGAATTCCATCTTCTGGGAGAATCCGCGCTGCTTTGCATTTTTCACCACTGCTCCCCATGTTTTTTCCGTCAGTTTCCCGGATATCTCGTAGTAATCCGAGCCGTCTATTGTCACCCTGCGCCCTGTAAGATTCATTTGCTCCAGCATGCCGCCGTCTGAACGAATCGCCACACCGTTCTGATTCTGCTGCAGAACGCTCATATCATCCAGTACCTCCGATACCTTGTACCCGCCCTCCGGCTTGACCATGGTACTCCCTGGATTTTTCGCCGGTGCCGCCGGTTTGTCCGGCTTCGCTGGTACTTTCGGTTCAGGCACAGGCGTGGGCGTTTCTGCACCGACCTGAACTGCCGTATCCGGGTCAACGATGGCTTGTATGCCGTTTTCCGATGGTCCCTGTACTTCCATTGTATTGTCTGCAGTACCGTACGTCAAGCTGGTTTCCGGGATTTCCTCGTAAGCTACGGCGCACCGGCACTGTGGATGTCCAGGTGGAAGCATTCTCCCATTGCTGAATGGTTCATCCATGCCGCGCTTCTCATCGTCCATCTTAGTACAGACGGGGCAGACACGTTCATCATACGCAGTAAGCCACACTTTCCTGCAGTCCCCGATATATCCCTGTGCCTGTGCATCCTTGACAGCTCCGTATGCCCCGGCATTATAGCCGTATGCCAGCTCCGTCCTGGCAATGCTCTGCGCCCGGTACCGATGCTGCCTTGCGGCGTATCTCGCCGCTGCATCTGCAGCTTTTTTCTCAGCGGTTTTCGTCCTGCCATGGGGATGCGCCTTCAGATAGGCTTCCTTTACCGCTTCCCTGTATCTGGCGTTGGCGGCGGCCTGCGGTTTCGTCAGCCCTATCACAGGGCGCATGATCCTCGCCGCCTCATCCGGTGTAATTGCCGTGTACCCACTGGCGTGTGCGATCATGGCATTCAGCGCATCTCTCTGCTCCTGGACTAGATTTGTCACCAGTTCTGCGCCATGCTGCCTGATAAAGTCCATGCCGGCACTGGCAGACGGCTCATAAACAAAATATGGGTACTGTGCTTTCATCTCTGCTGCCGCAAGCTCTGCCGCCTGCTGCCACTTCGGGAAAAACGCCGATGTCACCAGCTTTGAGTAATCCTGCTGCCATTTTACAAACTGCTTCTCCGTAATGCCCCCGGAAAGGTACGCTTCCCGCAGTTCCTTGTATGTGATTCCCCTGGCCTGCGTATTCCAGAACGATACAAGAAATTCCACTGTTTCCGGCTCTGACGCCATAAGAAAAGAGTTCAGCTTGTCCAGTGCCGCCTTTTTGCCGCTCCTGGGCTTGGGCTTCGCTTTCGACTTTGGATTTGCCTTGGTAAAACGTATCATGTTTCATCCTCCATGCCAGACACACCATCTCTGCCCTCTGCACCGCTCCCTGCTGCTGTCGGCGGCTTTTTCGTGGCGCTGTCCTGTATTCCCCCGTCTGGCGGCTTCCGCTGGGTCATATAGTCGGTCTGGAAGTCCCGCTCCGGGAGGTCTGCTGTCATGCGTAGATAATCCTCCATTCCTTCGTCCGGGGTTATCGCGCCGATTCCGACCATCTTGCTGACGAATTCTCCCAGCTTCGAGAGATCCTGCGTCTCAATATCCCCATGGATCAGTTCCGGATAGCCGGTAATTCCTTTGAAATGTCCACCGTTAATGTCTATCAGGCGCGGGATTGCCTGGCTGTTGAACACCTCACAGATCAAATCCAGGAACGCACCCAGGGCGACGCTGAACAGTTCTGTCTTGTCGCTGGACAAGGCAAAGCTGCCTACCTTCTGGTGTCCCAGCAGGACGAAATCTGCCAGCACTGTCATTGCCATGCGCGTATCGTACCGCTCTATGATCTGATTGGTATCAAACTGCCGCCGGCCCCCGGTGGAGGTCAGCGTAAATCTCCATCCGTTCCCCAGAACGATGCCCTCCCGCTCATCCCTGCGGACGCTGCGCACAATCCTTTCCGCTTTCTCCAGCTCCTCCTTGTATTCATCACTCCAGATGTCCACGCCCTCCGGGGCTTCCAGGACAGGCAGTCCGGCGAGGTCGCGCTCAATTCCGATCCCCTCAATCTCTTGTATCCTGCGTTTGAAGTACCAGTCCCGGTAGCTGTTCCGCAGGATGCTCCTGCCCTCCGGGTTGCCCTTGCGGCTCTTTGTTTTAAAATGCAGAGCTTTTTCTATCGGTATAAATACCTGTTCATAGTTTGGCGGCGCACACTGGATCATTCCAAGCAGATTGTCCTTCTCATCGTACTTCCACTCCCACAGGGTGTCCTGGGAGCGTATCGGCAGCTTGCGCCATCCTATCAGTCCGTCCGTATATTTACTCTTGGTTTCTGGATTCTTTGTGCCGCCCATGCGCCGCTTATACACGATTTCATGGTAGCTCCACCCATATGTCAGGAAAGACAGAACCTCAGAAATGAAGTCGCTCCATGTTTCCTCCATGTCGTACATACAGCTGGCGACAAACTCTGCCGCTTCCATGTCTGCATCGCCGGATCCGGCTTCCTTTATACTCCACTCACACTGGCGCATCAGCATTTCCGTAGCGAACAGGATTGCTCCAATCACGTCATCATTCTCTGACATTTCTTTGTAGGCTTCTATCCCTTTGCGCCCCTGAAGTTCCCGGAGGAATTCCTCGTATATCCAGCCCGTGTTGAAACGGTACAGCCCGGTTTTCCCATATTCCCTGAATCTGTCCATTTCTGCGCCGCCCCTTTCCTTTTCCTACCTGCGCCAGTAATTTTCTTTTGCCATGTCATCACCGCCGATGCTGGCGGAAGGTTTATCCAGCAGGTACAAGATCCCCTGAACCAAAGCATCCACTGTGTCTTTGTACGTCCCCTTAGGGAATATCAGCAAATCCCTTATCAAATCCTCCACCCATGGGTTTGTCTTCGGATCCGGGAAATGGATGTTCCCGGCCTCAAAATAAGGTGTGACGCTCATGGCACGTTCCTCTTTGCTTCCCTTGGGGTTAAAGTCTACCATCCCTGGTATTTCTTTTTTCAGCGTATTCACGATTGCGGGTCCGTTCGCCTTGTTCTCAACTACCTTTGCCCTGGCTGATTTCCATTTCCCGGACAGGGTGCGCACTGCCGCCACGCTCTCAGTGAAATCCATCTTGTCATTCACCATGTCCTTGATATAGATGTCAGCCCCCCGCTTTCCCATCACGAACCCTGCTACCTTAGCACTTCCTTCACCTTTCGTAAATGCCATGTCCCAGCTCTGTATATCCGTCGTGCGGGGTGCCGCCGCATAAAAATTATGCAGCCATGCGCGTTTGAAAATGATTCCCTCTGCAGGTGCCGGTGTCTGCTGAAACTGCCCCGCAAACTGGACGCTCCCCATTGACTTCTTCATATCATCCAGCACTTCTCTGCTAAAGCGCCCCTCATTCAATATATCCCCTGTTTCCCGGACGATTTCTTTCCTGCTGACCGGGAATATCACCACGGTTCTGCTTTCCGCGACTGCTGGCAGGCACAAATGCTCGTACCCTAACCTCTCGCTTAAGATATGCCCGGTGAGGTCGTTTTCATGGAGCCTCTGCATGATGACGATGAACACGCCGGTCTGAGGGTTATTCAGCCGGGTCTGCAGGGTGTTTTTGAAAAAATTAACGCTGGCTTCACGCTCCACCTCGCTGTTGGCCATCAGCGGGTTCTGCGGGTCATCAATGATAATCACATCTCCGCCCTCTCCCGTCAGTGCTCCGCCTACGGATGTGGACAGCATGAATCCCTGACTGCTGTTTTTGAATTCATTCTGCCTGTTGACATCATTTTTCAGGCTGAATACGCTGCTCCAGTTCCTTTGATACCATGGGCTTCTGATAATGTCGCGGGCAATGATGTTGTGCTTGCGGCTCAGGCTGTCGCTGTAGCTGACTTTGATGAACCGCTTTTCAGGATGTGTGATCCATGTCCATACCGGGTAGCAGATGGTGACTTCGATAGATTTCATATGGCGCGGAGGGATGTTGATGACCAGCCTCCGTATCTGCCCGGCGTTTACCGCCTCCATGTATTCGCCTATCAGATGAATATGCCAGCTGTCCACGTATTCCTTGCCAGGTTCTATGACATTCCATGCCTGCCTGATGAATTCCGGCAGCGACCGTTCTGCTTTCTCGCGGGCAATCTCTTTTTTCAGCCATTTGGCAGCCGCAGGGTCAGTCCGGAGCGACCTTATCAGCGAGTTCACTCAGCATCTCCAGCTCTTCATCCGACAGGCGGCTTAAGTCTGCCGCATTGACTTTAAGCCCGCCCGCGAGTTCGGTTCTGCTCTCTGTCCTTTCCGTCGCTTCGCCCCGGCTGATCCTCTCCAGTTTCGCCGCCACGTCTACCATTGATGCCACGTCTTTAGGCGTCATTGCATCTTCCGGGATTTTCTGCAGTGCCTTCAACGCCTTGACCAGCATTGCCTTGGCGATGTTGACATGGTTTTTCCTCATCCCCGTGATGCCCTTTTCCAGCTCCCGGCGGGACTGTCTGTCCAGCTCACTGTCCCATGCGTCTGCCCGCATCACCCACCGCCAGCGGACGCTCCAACGCTCCATCAGCGCCTTGGATTTGCCCAACTTCTGGGCTGCCTTTGCAAGACTCCGTTCAGCTCCCATGTCCCGGTACGCCGCAAACGCCTGAAACGCCTGAGCACTTTCGCCGTCCTGCCGTTCCCACAGCTCCGGAGGCTCTCTCTGCGGCATTTTTCCTTCTGCCATTTCATCACCTCAGTCCGCTTTCCCGCCCGTTGGCAGCATCATTTTCCCGCTTCAGCAGGGCGTATGGTATCTCCCTGCCGTTCCTGACGCATACCCCTGCCACGCTGCCCGTAATCCGGGCATAGCGGTTCACTATCACATCAACATATTTCGGGTCGAGTTCAGCCAGGTAAGCTGTCCTGTTGGTCAGCTCTGCGCCTATGAGGGTAGTTCCGCTGCCGCCGAAAAGGTCAAGGATGATTTCCCCCTCCTGGGTGCTGTTTTCGATTGCCCTCGTGGCAAGCTCCACGGGCTTCTGCGTCGGATGTTCTGCCCCGGCTTCCCGGCTCACCTCCCAGAGCGTTGCTGTCTTTCCCTCGTTATACAGGTACACACCCTTGTCCTTGTCTACACGGAGACAGCGTGATTTCCCACCCTTCGGCGGCTTCCCTGCGATATGTATCTTAGAGCCTTCTCCGTCTGTAATGGTAATACCCCCTGATATAACTGTTTCCATCATGCCGCTTGTCCTGCGGGTGACTCGCCACATGGTATGCTGCGCCCTGTCACCGAAAAAGCGTGGAACTGTGTCTCCCTTGCCGCAGTAAAAACAGGGTTCATGCGCCCACTGGTAGTGACTGTGCCCTAGAACGATCCCATTTTTCGACCAGATAATAGTCTGCCTTTCCGTCAGCCCTGCAGCTGTCATGGCATAATAAAAATCCTGTCTGGTTCCGCTGGAATGCCAAATGTAAAAAGCGGCATCCTCTACCGTAAATTCCACGCAGTTGCGCAGCGCCGGGAGGATGAGTTTCTGCACCAGTTCATCATCTGTCAGGTCATCGTTCTGAAGCATCTCAAATTTCCCGCTCTGGCTGACGTAACTGACGCCATAAGGCGGGTCAGTAAACACACAGTACGCCTTTTCTCCATTCATGAGCCGCTCCACGGTTTCTCTGTCGGCTGCACTCCCACAGATCAGCCTGTGGTTTCCGAGCAGCCACAGATCACCTGGCCTGCTCATGGGGATTTCCGGCGGCGGCATTTCATCATCCATGCCATCTGCTTCGCTGCCCCCGTCCCCTGCGATAGCCGCCAGCAGATTCTCTATCTCATCCCCGCTGTAGCCGGAGAGGATCACCGGAACTTCCCCTGTGTCCATTTCCTCTATGAGGTCAGCGATTTTGGCATCGTCTAGTTCAGAGAGCTCTGCAAGCCTGTTGTCTGCTATCAAATCAGCCCATTCCTCGGCTTCGTTGGAGTAATTCTGGTAATCGACCGGGACGGTTTCCGCTCCAAAATGCAGAGCGGCCGCCAGCCGCCCATGCCCCCTGACTACATACCCGCTCTGGCTGCTCACCGTGATCGGTGCCCTCCAGCCTTGCGACCGGATGATGTGCGCCAGCAGTTCGATCTGTTCTTTCGGGTGCTGGTTCGGATTTCTTGGATTCCCTACGAGGTCTTTCGGATCCACCAGCTTGTCAAAAGCGCAGAACACTGGAATGCCGCCCGCTTGCGTCCGTGCTTCTGCTTTTGACTGGTATGTAATCTTTGCTAAAGCCTGGTTTGTTTTTTTCTTCCTTGCCATCTGGCATTCCTCCTTCCCGGCGCAAACGTAAAAAGCCGCTACAGGTCTGTCCTGCAACGGCTCTTGTGGCATACTTTTAATCCTGAAAAGAGTTTACCACTTATTTGGCAACGTTGCAAGGCAGACTTTTGGCAGCGCATTTTGGAAATTTACGATAACCCCCCTGCGCCGTACAAAAACACCGATAAACGCCCCACCAGTGCGGATTTGTGCGTCCTTACCGTACGTGGCGCACAGTGTAGTTCTTCGGCTATTTCTTCGTCTGTTTTCTGTTCAAAATATTTCAGCCGGATGATGTCCCTATATTCATCATCCTTGATCTGTTCCAATGCTTTCTCTATCTTGTCTATCTCGTAGGTGTCGCTGGCTATTGTTGCCTGAAGGTCAAGGATGACTGCCGCCTTGATATCCTCCTGATCGAGCCGCGTCCCATTGCGGACAAACCGGGTGATACTCTTGCTCTTCCCTCTTACCCCTTGCTTCTCTATTTCCCCTATCATTTCCTCATCGTCCTTTATTTTTGCCAGAAGCACCGGGTAAGCGTACAATCGCTTTTCTGTAGCTTTGAATACATCTTTCGTTTCCTTGGCACAGGACAGGCGCGTTGCCAGCACAGCCCTTTTTATGATCTCCTCCACCGTCAGTGGCTCTGTCTTTTTCTTTCCCATCCTGCACCTCCTGCAGTTGCGTTTTCTTTTCCCATATCGATTCTGCCTCCCTGTCGTTCATGGCAGGGAGGCTGTTGTTTCCTCGCTGCCTACCTTTGTTTTATTTATATCTCACTGACTCTGATGGAACTTGCAAGTTCTATCTCTTCCCTCATCCCCTCGCTTTCTTCCTTGACAGATGTTTCTTCCTCTCCGCTCCAGTCAAATGCCTGCCCACAGTTACTACAATACTTTTCATAGCTTTGCACCATAGTCTCACATTTGCAGTATGCAGTCCAGCCGCCTACAGGCGGAATCATCATCAGTCTGCCTAACGTATCTTCCACGTCAATCTCCAATGGGCATTCCGTACAGCTTTCCAGCATCTCTATCACCAGTACTGCTTTCATTCTGCGCCTCCTTCCAAAAATTCAGGATTGTCGAAGATGTTGCCGATAATCTCCGCTTGAAATTCATTTGGCTGTTTCCACCTTTGTATCGCTTTGAGAATGCTTGAATTTTCCCATGCCGTTGGTTCTCTATGCTTATTAAAATACCTTACTCCAAATCCTGCAATTGCATCAATC